AATGCTGATGAACTTGCCAGAAATTTTGAAGAACCAGAAGGCGAAAGCACGCAAGTTCAAGCCAGTGAAGATGAGCAAGAGAACGGAGCTTTGGTATAGACAACAGCTTAAGCAGTTCGTCAAAACAATGACCGATGATGTAGAAAGAGCCCTGCAACAACCGCAAGGCTCTTTTTTTATGGATGATGCGAAAGGGTTCCAAGCGATTAGTGCGAAAGCACTGATGAAAGTATTAGAAAAGTACGAAAAATCAGACCGCACTTCTCAAGCTGAAAATATCGCCAATGGCTTCGTTGGTCGTGGTGATGCACAAAACCATGCTGAAGTATCAACCAATTTGAAAAACCAAACTGGTATCGATTTATCCGCCTATTTACGCAATAGTCCAAATATTGCTGAAAGAGTGAATACATTGACCGCTGGTAATATCCAGTTAATCAAGTCTATTCGTTCGCAATATCTTGATAAGGTGCAAAATGCCGTCACGCAAGCGATGGTTCAGGGGACATTGAATAAAGACTTAGCCGAACAACTCAAAAAACTAGGGAAAGATGTAGAAAGTCGTGCAATGCTTATTGCTCGAGACCAGTCCTCAAAATTAAATGCAGCATTAACTCGAGCACGCCATGAGGAAGTGGGCATAAAAAAATATATGTGGTCAACATCTGGTGATGAGCGGGTGCGTGAAAGCCATGCGGAAAAGGATGGGCTGATATTCGAATATACCAATCCTCCTGCCGATACTGGTCACCCTGGTCATGATGTTAATTGTCGGTGTGTTCAGATTCCGGTGCTTGATAATAACGAGCAGATAGTGAAAAATAGCCTAATAGTTAGCCAACAGGAAAAACAACAAGTGCGCTCAGAATGGTCTGATGATTTCCCTGATACTATCATTGATAGGAAATTAGGAGATGCAACATCACATCCGCTATATGAAAATGCTAAAAAGGGTAGTATTGAAGATGCTTATCAACTTGCTAAAGATTTAGTTACAGATGATGCGGTAAATAAGTTGAAACAATTGGTTGGCAATAAAAATGCAATTTTAATCCCTGTTCATGCAGAAGAAGCCGTTGGTCGAAATATGATTCCTGTAGCTATTGCTACTGTATTATCTAAAAAGCTCCATATCCCTGTTGATTTATCAATTGTTCAAGCAACAAAAGTATCTAGAACTGGGGGAGATGGATGGCATCGATTGGTTTATTCTCCAGCTTTTGATGGTATGGTTCCAAAAGATAAATATGCTATTATTTTAGATGACACACAAACACAAGGTGGTACATTAGCTAGTCTAAAAGGCTATATTGAAGAGAATAAAGGAAAAGTTATTGCATCTTATGCTTTAACCGGCAAACAATATTCTGTACAATTAAGGCTATCTAAAGACACATTAGCAGAATTACGGAGTAAATATGGCGAACTTGAAAGTTGGTGGAAAAAAGAATTTGGCTACGACTTCTCGCGGCTTACAGAATGGGAAGCAAGATTCATCATTAATTCACGTAAGACACCTGACGAAGTCAGAAATACAATCCTTGCGAGAAAGCAAGCGTAACGCTTACCATCAAATGATGGCTCTAAATTAAATTCAGCTATTCAAACAACCCGATCAGAAATGGTCGGGTTTTTTATTGGAGTAAATAAATGAAATTTACAGATAAAACCACTCAAGCAGCCACACAAAGAACCATCACTAAAGATGGTTTTTTAATTGTGCCTGCAACCATTTCAAAAGTTGGGGTATTTGATTACCTCGCCACAGAGCTGGGCTTAAAAGAAGACGGCATTAAAAAGGTCGCTCGCACCGAGAAATCGTTGTTTAGTGATGAAACGATTAAAAGTTTTGAAAATGCGACATTAACCGTAGGGCACCCAAAAGATGGCGTGAATGCGAAAAACTGGAAACAGCTTTCCGTCGGTGTTGTGCGTAATGTTAAGCGAGTGGGCGATGAGCTCACGGCTGAGGCTTGGATTTATGATGAATCTGCAATTAAAACAGTTCAGGAAGATGGCGTTGAGGAATTATCTTGTGGTTATGACTGCGATATTAAGCCATCCACTGTACAAGATGCAGATTTTGAGATGTCGCCGATGATCGGCAACCACGTAGCGATTGTGGCAAAGGGTCGCTGCGGTGGAGGTGTAAAACTTGCCGATGAGGATAAAACCATTATGGGGAAAACCGCAAAAATTCTTGATGCGTTTTTAGGTGCGTTTGGCATTAAGTTGTCGGATGAACAGAAAAAACAAATTGAGGACGAAGAAAAGCCTAGTGGCGAAGAAGGCAAAGAGCCAAAAACTGGTAACCAAACTGAGCCTAAGGAAAAACAATCTAAACCTGAAAACAAAAAGGATGATGATGTGGAAAAAGAAGAACTTGAAAAACGCCTTAAAGCTAAAGATGAAGAAATTCAACAGCTAAAAGAGGCACAAGAAAAACGTGATGCAGAAGCAAAACAAGCCGCTGTATTAGCTGATGCTAAAACCGCATTTAAAGAAGTCAATTTTGCGGATAACGCTACTGTGCGTGAAATCCAAGAAAGTGCGGTCGTGGCACAGGGGATTTTTACAAAAGATGAAGCAGCCAAATTATCCGATGAGGAAATTTCGGGGGCATACCAAACCGCAAAAGCAGTTGTGGCTAAATTAGCCGATGAACGTAAATCGCTCGGTAGTATTTTACTTGGCGATGCTGCGCCGAATAAAGCTGCGCCGTCTATCGACTTTAATAAAACTTACAACAGTTAAGGAGAGTGACTAAATGAGTTACGCTTATGAACAAGCGCCTGCGCGTGCAGGTGAATTAGGCAAGGGCAATCTTGCAAGTGCAAAAACTACGGCAGAAAAGGTCACCGGCAAAGTAAAAGCAGGTGAATTTGTGGCATTAAATCCTGCAGGTGGTGTGAAAGCCTTATCCGCTAAAAAAGATGTATTGGCTGGCGTAGTGTTATCAAGTCGCATTCGAGATGAATGGTCTGAAGGCGAATTAGTCGATGTGATGCACATTGGTGCAGGCGATGCGATTTGGGTCAATATTGCATCGGAGAAAACTGTATCTCGTGGGAGTAAAGTATTTGTATTAACAACGGGTGGAGAAGGTAAAACTGGCGCAATCCAAGGCGAAACCGATGCAAATGCGATTGAAACAGGCTACACCGTGATTGACGTTAAAGGTCAATTAGCGATGATTACAAAATTATAAGGGGTGATGAATGTCATTATTAACTTATGTACAAAACGGCTTAACGGCTGTAAGCAAAGAAATTTCAGAAACTAAATATCCTGAAATTGTGTTCCCGCAATTTGTCTATGTTGACCAACAAGCAGCAGTAGGCATTACAGAAAAACTGCACTATGGCGCAGATGAGCATGGCTCGCTTGATGATGGTTTAATTACCACTGGCACAAGTACATTAGACCAAGTGGAAGTCGGCTTTACGCCAACTCGCTCTTACATTGTGCCATGGGCTAAATCCGTAACATGGACAACGCCAGAACTTGAGCAAGGCAAATTATTAGGGTTAGCGTTAGATACCGCTAAAATTATGGCGTTAAACAAAAACGCACAACAAACCTTACAAAAGGTTGCTTTCTTAGGCCATGCGAAAGATACTCGCTTAACTGGTTTGCTAAACAACAAATCTGTTGAGGTGTATAACATCAAAGGCACGGCGCAAAACAGCAAAGTTCAGACGATGGACTTTGATAAAGCGGTGGCATTCTTTAAGGAGATTTTCCTGCAAGGTATGGAAAAAACTAAACGCATTGAAGCGCCGAATACCTTTGCGATTGATTCGCTTGATTTAGCGCACTTAGCGTTAACGCAACGCAATAACACCGATACAACTGCATTAGAGTTCTTGACTAAGAGCTTATCTGCGGCTGCAGGTCGTGAAGTGGCAATTAAAGCCTTGCCGTCAAACTTTGGCACACGTGTCACAAACGGCAAAACTCGTGCAATGGTTTATGTAAACAGCAAAGAGCATGTTATCTTTGATGTCCCAATGTCGCCAACTGTGTTAGCGGCTCAACAAAAAGGCTTATTAGCTTATGAATCTGGCTTACGCATGGCATTTGGTGGCGTAACCTTTATGGAGCCAAATTCCGCACTTTACGTAGATTACTAGGGAGTCATTATGCCAACATTTGATACGGATGTATTCCTTGAGCGCTATCCTGAATTTAATGAGGTCGATTATACAAAAATCGACCTTTTTTTATCAGATGCAGAAATGGAAGTAAGCCAATCTCGTTGGGGAAAACTCTACCAGCGTGGCGTGTTGGCATTGACTGCTCATCTATTGCGTTTGTCGCTTTGGACTACTGAAGGCGGCGGTGGGGCAAATCGGAATCTCGCCAGTGAAAGTGCTGGCGAGCTATCTGTGAGCTATGCCGTGCCAACACTGACAGGCACTGATGCAGATTATCAATTAACGGCGTATGGCCAAGAGTATTTGCGATTACGTAAATTGGTTGGCATTGGGGTAATGGTGGCGTAAATGGCGGTGCAAATCACGGGGAATTTAGCGCAAGCAAAAGCATTAATTGAGCGATTGAGGGCTGATAAAGACAAAGCGGTTTACGTTGGATTTCCTGCTGAGTTTGATAAGCCAGTCGAGGGGGCTGAGAATTTTAACCTCGCCTCTTTGGCGGCCGTGTTGGAGCTTGGCAATGAACATATTAAACCGCGTCCTTTTTTACGCCAAACGCTCTCAGAAAACCAAGAGAAATACACCGCACTTTTTGTTCGGTATTTTCAGGAAGGGATGGACATTGCGCAAATTTATAAAGAGTTAGCGATTAAGGCTGAAGGTGACGTCCAGCTTAATATAGCAAGTGGTAAATGGATTGAAAATGCAGATTCAACCAAAATAGCATGGAAACTTAAGGATGTTAAAGACCCTAAACGTAGGAAAAAACTTAGGGCTACATTAGATCCCAAAAGTATTAAGAAAAACCCACTCATATGGGATGGGCACTTGCGTGGTTCTGTAAAAGGTATCGTTAAATGAGTTTAATCAACCAATATCCTCGCTTTCTGAATAGTAAATTCAGCCAAATTGTCACCGTGAAACATCTGCAAGGTGAGCATTCATCCGATGGGTTTGGGGCGAGTTATACCGACGAAACTATTACAGCCATTGTTATGCCGACCTCTCCTAATGATGTGTTGTTATTGCCAGAAGGTGAGCGTTTTATCCCCTCAATAAAAATCTACACCATTAAGCCGTTAAAAATAGGCGATTTGGTCGTTTATGAAGGGGAAACCTACAAAATAAAAACCGTAGCAAATTGGGGTAAATATGGATACCACAACAATATCGGCGTTAGACACAGTCAAACTGCGAAAGTGGATTCAACAGGCTTTACAGTTACCTAATGGCGCTGTTATTGGTGGCTGGCTCCCTGAAAATCCTTTACCGGCTTTTATTACCGTGGATTTGATGACGAGTAATGAAATCGGGCAGGCCACGAGAGAATTTGACGGTAAACGTGAGCGTATCACGCAGTCAATGCAAAGTACCGTTAGCCTCTCTTGTTTCGGTCGAAATTCTCTTGCACAGTGTTACAAGCTAAAAGCCATTTTCCAAAGTTCAGCGTTTCTTTCTTTTCTCAAATCAAATCACTGGGGCGTGATTCGTTTTTCAGATGTCCGTAATTTAACGGCTACCGTTGGGGCGGATTATGAAGAGCGAGGGCAGTTTGATGTTGTATTTAGCCATCATCACATTGTTGATACACCTCTAGAATCAATAGAAAGCGTTGAACAACGCACAAACCATTTAATTCAACAAATAGGAGGATAGCCTTATGGCATTATCTATCTCGCAGATTGTCAATGTGCAGTTAAATACTGTGCCAAAATCTGCCGCGCGTAAATCATTCGGTATCGTGGCATTGTTCACGCCAGAGGCAGGACAAGCATTTGCTGATGCGACTACGCGTTATGTTTATGTCGAAAATCAACGTGATGTAGAACAGTTGTTCGGCACAAATTCAGAAACAGCAAAAGCTGCACAGCCATTTTTTGCTCAAAGCCCTCGTGCAAAACAATTAATTATTGCGCGTTGGCAAAAAGCCCCTGTAACCATTGAGGCAACCAAGAACACATTAAGCGGTGCAACCTTATCAGACGATTTAGAACGTTTTAAAGCGGTTGTAAATGGTCGATTTTCATTAACCATTGGCACTGCAATTAAAAAAGTCACTGGGCTATCTTTTGCTGACGCATCAGATTTCAATGCGATTGCAACCAAAATCCAAGGGAAATTGACCGCACTTTCCTCATCTTTATCTATTTCTTACGATAGCGTAGGGCAACGTTTTATCATTACGGCTAACAACGCTGGAGAAGATAAAACGACCGAAATCCATTACGCCTTTAATGATGGCGGTGACGGTGAGTATATTGGCTCATTGCTTAAATTAGAAAATGGCCAAGCAAGCCGAAAAGTAGGCAAGGCATCAATTCCTTTGAAAAAGGAAACCGTTGCCGAGGCATTATTTAACGTAGCCGAAGTGAATAATGCGTGGTATGGCTTTACGTTTGCTGCACAACTTACTGATGGTGAAATGGAATCTGCTGCAAAATACGCGCAAGCTAATACCAAAATGTTTGGTGCGAATGTTATTCGTGTTGAACAACTTGAATGGTCTGCTGATAACATCTATAAGAAATTATATGATGCAGGTTTAGATCACACATTAGCGATGTTCGATAAAAACGATATGTACCCAGCATCTTCTGCATTGGCTCGTTTATTATCAACGAACTTTGCGGCAAACAATTCAACCTTAACGCTTAAATTCAAGCAACAACCGACTATTACGGCAGACGAAATTACGGCAACGGAGTTCTCCAAGGCTAAACGTTTAGGCATCAATGTGTACACCTATTTTGATGATGTAGCGATGATTGCTGAAGGTACGGTAATGGGCGGTAAATTTGCGGATGAAATTGTTATCTTAGACTGGTTTACAGATGCAGTGCAAAAAGAGGTATTCGCTCGCTTGTATAAATCACCGACCAAAATCCCATTAACAGACAAAGGCCAAGCGGTATTAATTGCTGCCGTGGAAAAAGTCTGCTTAGAAGGTGTAAACAATGGCGCTTTCGCACCAGGACAATGGACTGGTGATAGCTTTGGTAACTTGACGACAGGTGATTATCTTGAGAAAGGTTACTATGTATGGGCAGCACCAATGGATACGCTATCTGATAGCGACCGTGAGCAACGCCGTGCAACACCTATTCAAACCGCAGTGAAATTAGCGGGTGCAATCCATTCTAGTGATGTGATTGTGAACTATAACCGATAATTCAAAAGCCAAGGAGAAATTCTTGGCTTTATTCTACTAGAGGAAAAACTATGGCAGTTTTCGATCCAAAACAAGTTGTCGTGTTATTAGACGGCAAAGAAATTAGTGACTGGGCAGACGGCTCAGATGTGATTAATGCGACCAATCAAGTTGATGCGGGGCAAATGGTTATTGGCGCAAATGGCACAGGCGTATTTATTGCAAATCCTGACCAATCAGGCAAATTAACCCTAAAAATTAAACAACATTCTGAGGATAACGCCTATTTATCGAAGTTGTTTAATCAACAAAAAACCAGTATTAAAACCTATTTACCGATGACACTCGCTATCCGCGATTTAATCAATGACGATGTTGTCACGGCAAGTAGAGGATATTTTACTACACCTGCAGCTTATATGCGTGGAAATGGACACAATGCGACAACATGGACGATTGTGTTCGAGAAAATGACAATGAATCTTGAAAAAGGTGTTCAATAATGGAAAGCAAACAAATCAATATTGAAGATGTCACCTATACGATGACGCCAGCTAATGCAATGTCCGCATGGACTGCACTCAAAAATGCGATGAAATTACTTCAATCAGTTGATTTATCTGCTCTAGGCGATAGTAAAAAGCTAGGTGCAGGCATTTTGACGACTGTATTGGCGAATTTAGGCGACCCAAGCATTAAAGAGCTTGAGGATATTGTGCTTAAACATACCTCATGCGAGCAAGATGGCAAGCTATACCGACTGTCTGAACGTTTTGATAGTCATTTTAACCAACACCGTGGGCATTTAATCCCAGTATTAAAAGAAGGGTTGATGTATCAATTCGCTGATTTTTTTATCGGTGGGGGCGGATTGCTGAGCAATATTCAAGCCAATCTAAAAGCGAAGAAATAAGCCAGTCAGACAGCAAAGTTGACTGGTTTATTTTTACGCCCATTGTAAAAAACTTTTGTTCACTACACGAATTAAGGTCGGTTTATTCGTTAGCCGACCTTTTATCTTTCCATGAAGTCATTGTTGAATTAAATCAAATGGAGCAACGCAATGCTACTCGATGAACTACTGATTAAAATCGGCATTGATGCGGATAGCCAAGCAATGCAACAGTTTGAGCAATTCCTCAATGCAATTGGAGACGGCACTGAAGATGCCGCAGAAAGTTTAGGCGCCTTTGGTCAAGCGCTAGAAGAGGCTGCGAATAAAGCAACCGAGCAAGTCAAAGACATGCCCGAGTTCAGTGAGTTTTTTGCATCGCTTGAGAAACTACAAGACGAAACAGAAAATCTTTCTGAAGATGAAGCCTTAGATGCGTGGGTGCAGAAACTTATCGAGGGGGATAAGCTCTTATCTGAGTTTGGTGAGAGCTTTCTTCAAAATACCGAACAACTCTCGAAGGAGTTACAAGAGGCGGGATTAAGTGCAGAGCAGGTTGAGAAAGTTATTGGTAAACTCAAATCTGCAATTGAGCAAAAAACCAATGCCACCGAAAAAGATACAAAAGTCGTAGAAGATAACGCCAAAAGCACAGAAAATTTATCGAACGAGATCATCGACTTGTGGGCGACTCAATATGGTGCAATTGGATTACTGAATAAATTCAAATTACTTGGTATTAGTATCAATAAAACCACACTTAAAGTTGTGGCATTTGGTGTAGCTTTCTACGCAGCAACGATTGGGGTAAAGAATTTTGTTGATGCTAATCTTGATGCACTCGATGAAATTAAACAGCTTTCTGCAGTCACGGGCGAATCAGCCGACCAAATTTATAATTTAGGTAAGGTTGCAGAGGTCAATGGCTCATCTGCACAGGCGGCACAATCATCTATTGAAGGATTATCTCGCGTCATTGGCGAGGCTGCAGCAGGAATTGGTCGAGGGGCTAAATCATTTGAGCAATATGGACTAAGCGCCAAAAAAGCGAATGGGGATGTTAAAACCTCAAGCGAAATGCTGGGAGAAATCTCGGATAAGATGAAGGCGATGGGCGAGCAAGAGCAAATTGCGATGCTTGCAAAACTCGGCATTGATGGTTCGATGATTCAAACCTTGCGCCTTGGTAATGATGAGTTGAAAGAACAAATCGCCCTTGCAAGTGCGCTCACACTTGGCGTAGGTAACGCAGAAAATGCAGAAACTGCCGCTGCTTTTAAAGATGCGTTGACGCAGGTTTCTCAGGTATTTAAAGCTATTGGCGAATATGTATCACTCCGTGTTGCGCCATCCATTCAGCGATTAGCCGAACGGTTTACAAAATGGTTCACTGAGAATAATGAGTTTATCAAGGCCACACTCAATGGATTTGGCAAAATTCTTTCATTCTTGTTTGAGTTAGCCGCAGCCATCGATAATGTTGTTGAATATACAGTTGGTTGGAAAACGGTAATCTATGCATTAGGTGCAGCGTTATTGTGGTTAAGTCGACGGATGTTATTAGCTTTTGCGACCAACCCTGTCACATTGATTATAGCGGGCGTTGCAGCCTTGTTTTTACTTGTTGATGACTTTATCACTTATCTTGAAGGCGGAGAAACGGCATTAGGTGAATTTTGGAAGCCATTTAAGAGTGCACTTTTATGGGTAAAATCCACGTGGAAAAACTTTGTCGATAATTTTAGCGTCGATCCAATTGGTGCAACATTATCCCTCATCACAGATATGCTTGAGTTACCGTTTAAACTTGGGCTCGCGCTTGTTGGTGGTTTATGGAATTTATTTACTGGCGAACAGTTAGATTTGGATGTTATCGAGACCAAGTTCGCCCAAGTCACCGACTGGATTAAAAAGCCATTCCAAAGTGCATTTGATTGGGTTAAGGGCTATTACGACCAATATATTGCACCGATTGTTGATACAATAAAAGGATGGTTTAGTGATAGTGGCGAAAAGGTAGGCACGGCAAGTCAAAATACGAAAGCCTATGACACGATGATGTTTGATCCATCTTATGCTTCTGCACCACAAGTTGCAGCGGCAGGCGTCAATAATAAAACTTCAAATGCCGATAACAGTGTCAAAAACAGCAATAACAAAATCACCATTACGCAAAATATCCAAGGCACGGACAATCCAAAAGCAGTGGCAGACCAATCGGCTCGCGCGATCAATAATCAACTTTCACCTGTTGTAGGGTAGACACTATGTTAAATTTTGCTCAAGTATCCAATCGTAAGATTGGCAAAATAACCTTTGACGTGGTTACAACAGAAGACCATCAATCAGATTTATCTATTACAGAAAACCCGATTGAATCAGGTGCAGCCATTGCTGACCATGCAGTTATTCAGCCTAAACAAGTTACCATTAATGGTGTGATGGTTGATCACGACCATTCAACTTTTGGTTTAGACTTTCCGTTTATCGGGAATATTCGCGGTGGGATAGATTTTCTTAACAGTTTCCCTTTGCCAGTTAAGGTTATCACTCAAACATCGCAATCTATTGCGAGAGCAGGCAGAGTAATTAGCCAAGCTGCAGGGGAATATAATCAAGCGAAGCGCATCCTTAATCAAGTGCGAACCATTGCCCCTTTTTTGCCTGATTTTGGTCTAGGCGGATTGCTTGATAGTAGTGCAGGGGATAGCAGAGTGCAAAAATGCTATGCCGATTTTATCGCCTGTCAGAAATCGGGGGAAACCGTTGATATACAGACAGGCATTAACTTGTACAAAAATATGTTGATCCAATCTGTCGCCGTCAATCAATCGCAAGATGGCAGTGCGACATTTACGATAACGGCTCGTGAGATATTTATTGTTGAGACTCAAATGGCTCAATCTAAATCATCTGCATCGGGCAAAAGTAAAAGCGGTCGAGCAGCGACTCAATCCGCAACAAAATCACAGCAAGGTTCTACTCAACCAAAGAACGATACGCCTAAAAGAACCTCCTCGCTTTTCAATCTTTTTAAATGGTAGTGAGACGTATGCGTAAAATTCCATTAACACAACACCCTTATCAGGAACAAACCTTTGAATTTAACGGCATAAAAATCCGCTTAACCTTGCGATTTAATAGTATTGGACAATTCTGGGCAATGGATATATTTGAGCCAGTAAATCAAAAGCAGATTTGCCGAGGACAAGCACTTGCGTGTGGGGTGCCATTATTGGCTCGCAGTACGCAGCCTTACTTCTTCTATTTGGACGATGAAAGTGGTGCAGAATTAGATCCAATGAGTATAGAAGATTTAGGTACTCGTTGTTTTTTGTATATAGGCGAAAAATCATCTTAAAAATAACCACACTTTAAGAACAAACCCCGAAGCGTTGCAAGCACTTCGGGGTTTTTCCATTCCACAAGCAGGAAAGGAGTAGATATATCTGTGGATAATTTTACATCTATTTTGATTTTAATTAAAGGGGTATTGCAAATGACATCAAAATTACAAGCGTGGCGATTTATTGCCATTTTAATTGCAGTGGTTTTATCTTTTGCAGTATGGCGTGCGCCTGAATTAATTACTGCAATTCGCTGGTGGTAAATATGAAACAATTTGGCAGACGTTGGAAACTGGACATTAGCAACGACCAAGAAACGTTAAGCATTGAGCAATTACGTGTTGCGTTTGAAATTGATAAAACCATCAATGAAAAGCCTAATCCCGCTAAAATCCAAGTGTGGAACTTAAATCGAGACCATATCAACCAATTATTAAGCCAAGAGTACAAGAAAGTCGCCTTGTCGGTTGGTTATGACGAGTTACGCCAAATCTATGTAGGCGATATTACCAAAACAAGAATCCAACGAGATGGATTGGATTTTGTGCTTACACTTGAGTGTTCAGACGGGTATAAAGCCTACACCCAGTCGAGAGCCAAAACAACATTAAAAGCAGGAGCAACAGACAAGCAGATTGTTGAAGAATTGCAAAAGACGATGCCTAAAGTGCAGAAGGGTGCCATTGACATACCCAATCAACGCAAACTCCCTCGTGGCAGAGTATTAAATGGCAATAGTCGAGACATTCTCACTAAAATTGCACGTAATAATAAGGCTGATTGGTCTATCCAAGATGGTGCACTTATTTTTTTACCGAAAGATAAAGTGCTAAACGATGATGCTGTACTGATTTCCCAAGATACAGGAATGATTAATGCACCAGAACAAACCGATGAAGGATTAGAGCTCACTTGTTTACTCAACCCTGCATTACAAATTGGTGGGCTTGTGAAAGTTGAATCTATCATTGACTATTTCAATGGGGAGTACAAGATTGTAAAACTTGTGCATTCGGGCGATAACATCAGTGGGGATTGGCACAGTAAAATGACAGTTGTCGGGGGCAAGTTCCAAAAAGTGGAAAAAGAAAAGAGCGGTCAGAAATCAGTTAAAAAATCAGATAAGCAAAGCAAGGATAAGAAAAAATGAACTACGCACAAACCTTAGCAACGCCAGAAACCGCAACCGACCATCAAATCCAACAAAACCAACTGAATTTACATACCGCACTTCCAGCAAAAGTCGTGAGTTTTGACCAAGCCAAGCAAACTGTATCACTTGCCATACAAATAAAAATGCAGTTAGTTGATGGGAGTGGGGCAGATATACCGCCACTTCTTGATGTGCCCGTGAGTTTTCCTCGAGGCGGGGGCTTTGCGGTGACATTCCCGCTTAAAGCAGGCGATGAGGGCATAGCGATATTTTCCGAGCGTTGCATTGACGGATGGTGGCAAAATGGCAGTGCATCAACCCCTTTAGATTTTAGGCTACATGATTTATCCGATGCAATGTTTATTCCTGGCATATGCTCTGTACCGAAAGCTATCAGTGGATTTTTTACCGAAGGGTTATCCATGCAAACCCTTGATGGCGATACATACATCAGAATCAAAAACGGCTCGATTTTGATCAAAGGGAATATCGAACATCAGGGCGATACCTCGCAAACAGGCTCGCATAGCTCCACAGGCGTTATCTCGAGTGATACGGATGTGAAAGCAGGTGGTATTTCAGGCAAATCCCATAAACATACAGGCGACAGTGGCGGTAAAACAGGAGTGCCAGAATGAGAGTAAGACGACTTAATAAAGAGCACGATTGGACATTTGGGCAAGGCTTTTCGAACTACGCAACAGAGTCAGATGCCATTGCTCAAAACGTACAAACTCGCCTTTGGTCATTTGCTAATGACTGGTTTTTAGGCCTAGAGCATGGTTTGCCTTGGCTCGAACAAATGGGGCGTGGGGTAAATATGGCAGACTGGGAAATCAAAATAAAACGCTATGTGTTGGAAACTGAAGGTGTAAACAGAATAACTGATTACCAAGCTAATTTTGATGCAGACACACGCAAGCTGACCATATCGATTGATTACCAAGATATTTACGGACAACAACAAACCGCACGTTATGACGCTTAAAGTGCGGTAAGATTTTATTTCTTTTTTAGTCATTGCAAGCAATTTCTTGTAAAAAGAAAACTTTTCATCTATTATCTAGTGCGATCTTTTTTATAGATCACGCTCTTTAACAGCACTCGAAAGGAATGCGCCTGCTTAACCTTGGTTTTGTGGGCTTTTGTTTTTGTGCTGAAGGAGGGATTTTTAACTTTTTTAAGGAAACGGATATGAAAAAACCTAAACACACCCATTGCATTAGCAATTTCTTGTTGGGGTTTGGTTCCATATTAAATATTGCCCCCGTTGTTTCAGTATCTTCTACAATTGAAACCGAGCCGAATGAGTATAAATATTTTAACAATGCTTGGGAAGAAACAGGGCAGCATTTGTATGATGCATTAAATAAAAGGGAAGATTATTAATGTCAGCAAGCAAGAAACTATCCAAATCTAAAGAACAGGATATTGTTGCGGCAGTAAAAAGAGACCCGTCTATTCTTGAAGGAATACTGGAAATTCCTGAAGCAAGAGAAATTATCGTTCAACAACAAAAGATACATTCTGGCCCACTTCCTGCACCTGAGGATATTGAACTTTATAATAAAAGCATTCCTTATGGTGCTGATAGAATTATGAAGATGGCTGAAAAGTCGTTAGAATTATCTGAGAAACGCCTAGAATGTGAATACTCTTTGAAAAGAGAAGATCAAAAGATTCAACATTTTGGGCAAAAAATCGGAATATTTGTTGTCGCCGTTTTTGCTATATTATCTGTATATATTGCATACTTGGGAGATACTCGCAGCGCAGCATGGTTAATGGGCGCTGGACTCGCATCTTTAGTCGCTACATTTATTGTCGGCAACAGGAAAAAACCTCAATAAATATCTAAGAGCTTCTTGATAATCAAGGAGCTTTTTTTATGAGATCCACATCACAAAGTTGAAATAAATTTGGCTGAAAACTTACATAAACAATTTTGGTTTCGTAGAATAGATATTCCTATTTTTAATGAGAATCTCACTATGGAACAAAATTATACTCTTGCTGCCATAATTGTTGTTTTAGCTTTCTGTCCTCCTTTTGCATTGATTTACTGGATTGTAAAGAAGATTAGAGGAAATAAGAATCAGACAAATACAAAATCTAAGCTAAAAGAGATAAAACCTTATAAAAAAGGTAAAAAGAATATTAAAAGTTTAACACTCTCTAACCAAACCTTAGATGATAGTAGCCATAAATCAAAGAAGCGATTACGTATTGTTGATGATAGAATTTCAAAAAATTTCACAAGTGAAGAGATGGTTAATTTGGGATTTGATCCATTCTTGAAAATAAAAACATTTTCTGGTGAGTTAAAAACTAAAGTGACTTATAGTAAATATGACGGAAAAATTATTTTTGAAAGAACATTTACGGCTCTTGAAATGGGGTGCGAGCGGATAGATGATTATTTGCTTATTCAGTTTGCAAGATCTGATGGAGATGACGCATTCAAGTTGTACTTTATTGATTTACTAAACAATAAAGTGATATTTTCTGTGTACCCAGATTTTTATTGGAATGAGATAGTGTCTTATGATGGCAATATATTGATTATAAAAAACAAATATGGTGATTTTGAAATAAATAATTCTGGTGAACTAGTAGATAAGGTGACTTATCTAAAAGCCGTTGCAGTATCATATTCATCTGAATCTATAGGTGCTATCTCAACACTATTTGATATTTTAGATAAAAACGAAAAGAATATATCCTTTTATCACACTATTTTAGATGAATGCTTTTCTAAACTACAATCTGAATTTCATGCATTAAGTTATCTATCTAATCTGTTAAAACTTAAGGGTGAGATTTATGAGTATCAAATGGATCATTACAATGCATATAGAGTATATTCTTTAGGATTGAAATTGAATCCTAAATTAAGTGTGAGAAATGCTATAAAAAAAGTATCAAAACAATTAAGACAAAACACTATAGATTCTATCAATAAGTCAATTACTATCTTTGCGGACTCTTTGATTGCTGAAAATAAAAAGTTACGAGCAGAAAGCTTGGAGAAAAGCAGAGCAGATTTTGAAAATTGTATTAGAAATGGGAAAATAGTGATAAAAGAATCAGGTAAATAATGTTATAGCCTTATCCTCATGGATAAGGCTTTTATTATTGACAATAATACATTAAAGATATACAGTTATAACTAAGGCGTCAGAAACCTTACAAACAGCGGCAATTCCGCACCCGAAAGCATAGCGGTTTTTTTATGCGTAAAATTTAGTAACCTTGTTTGTTTATTGCCATTAAACATTCATTGCGCATAACCACATCTTATCTATGCCGAGAGGGCGGAGAATAAAATACCCGAAAGGGGAATAATCCCGGTCGACTGTTTGCGACTTCTGAACCTCTTGGCGACCCTATCAGGTCAAATTTTTTCAGAAACATCAAACAGGAGTCAGAAATGGCTAATCAAATCTCAACCCAAACAATTTCATTCAACAATCAGTCATTAATTACCGCTGAACAAAATGGCAATCACTATGTTGCTATGAAGCCTATTTGTGAAAATATCGGCATTGACTGGCGCGCGCAACGCCAAAGAATAGTGAGAGATGAAGTATTATGTTCAACTGTGGTTATCATAACCACGGTTGCAGAAGATGGGAAAAATCGTGAAATGCTATGTCTTCCTATTCAATACCTAAACGGCTGGCTATTTGGTATTGATATTAATCGTTGTAACCCAGAAATCCGTGACACATTAATCAAATACAAAAAAGAGTGTTATCAAGCGTTACATGATTATTGGTTTAATGGCAAAGCAGAACGAAAAACTACGGTAGATGATCGCACAGGCTTACGCAATGCCGTGAATATGCTCGTGAGCAAAAAGGGATTAATTTATTCTGAGGCTTATCATTTAGTCCATCAACGCTTTAATGTGGAAAGCATAGAGGATTTAACCCTTGAGCAATTACCGCAAGCAGTAGAGTATGTACACAAGATAATTTTAGAAGGGGAATTAATCACTGAGGCTGAATTGCCTAGCCGTGAAAAGAAATTCTCTTTTGAATTTACCGAATTTGAACTCGAAACATTGGTTTGGTTATGGTTCGGGCATAAACAAATGAACACCTTGCTCGGGCAACTAGAGAAACCGCTCGATGCAATCGGCAGTAACCTACACCCTGCTGTGTATAGTTATTGGAAAGAATATGGCCAACAACACAAAGACGCACTCGCAACAATGCGCAGATTAGTGAAACCGTTCATTAAGTCTAATCGCATTACTTGGCAGCGTGTAATTAACCACATTCAATAATATAACGTCAAATCGACCGCACTTTGGAAACAGAGTGCGGTTTTTTATTGGAGAAAATATGGCAAAACTGATTGAAACAGGCATTCAAATTGAGCGATTAAACGAAATCGTGGCACGATTTGAAGATGGATTTAGACAAATCTATGGGCAGAATATCGACCTATCGCCCAACTCACCAGATGGGCAAATGGTGGGCTTACTTGCTCAAATGAAGATGGATATTGAGGAGCTTGCCGAGAACGTATATCGACAGTTAGATCCTGATGTTGCAACAGGTGCTTGGCTCGATCAGCGTGTTGCTTATGCAGGATTGATAAGACGAGCGGCAAGCTATAGCTATTTGCGCTCAGTGATTTTGACAGGGGAGCCATTAACTCACCTTTATGCGGGTATTGTAGTGTCTGACCCACATAAAGTGCGGTGGGTATTAACGGCAGATGTACAACTAGATAGCAATGGTTCCGCCCGTGCGGACTTCCGCAGCGAAGAATTAGGTGCGTTTAATCTCATAAAAAACACGGATTTGACCATTGAGACCGTTACGCTTGGGCTTACCTCGGCAACCACATTCGAAAATGCCGAAATTGGCGAGGAAGAAGAAACCGACTTGCAATTACGAGAACGTTTTTTCATCAGTCGAACCAAAAATGCGCAAAATTCTGCCGATGCTATCCAGTCAAAAATTGCCGCATTGCCTGATGTTAGACAAGTTAAAGTGCTAGAAAATAACACTAAGCAGAGTGATAAATATGGTGTTGAGCCTAATTCGTTGAATGTTATTGTAGATGGCGGTGAAGATGAGCAAATTGCCCACGTTATTTACGAAAACAAAGGGGCGGGGGTAGGGTTGCAAGGTGCGACAGAAACAACTTTAACGGTAAATGGCGAGCGTAGAGCATTACGGTTCGACCGTGCAGTACCTGTTGATGTGCAAGTATCTATGCGTTGTGTTCGATATGAAGACTTCACCGAAGTAGATAAGGATGAAATTAAGCGATTATTATCCATTCAACGCTTTGGCATCGGGCAAAATCTTTCGCTTTCCCGACTTTATTCGCCAATTAATAAAGTGGGTGGTTTCTGGGTGAAAGAACTAAAAATCGGGCGTAAAGGGCAGTCTCTTACCACGGAAAATATTACCGCACAACCACGTGAATTAATCCGAATTTTAGCAACGGATATAACCATTGAGGTGGAATAATGGGCTATTCTGATTTGTTGATTTGGCAGTATCGAAACAAGCCCAAAGCCGTCTCAACGATTAAGCTATTTGAAAACATTATCGGGCAAGGCTTTATCGATTTATATCGATTGCAAGATGTGTTGAATATTGAAACAGCAACAGGGCATCAGCTTGATTTGGTTGGTAAACACGTTGGGCAATTTAGGGTTATTAATGGCTATCAATTACGTAAATTTTTCGGTTTCCGCAATTCGCCCAATGCACTTGGATTTAGTCAAAAAAGACTAGGCGGTGCGCAATGGTATCGGAAACGAGACCCACTGTCTGATTCCGTCAGATTATCTGATGATGATTATCGATTCTTGATTAAATGCAGAATCCTTAAAAACTACCAAATAGGCACGCTACCAAACTTAATTGAGGCGTGCCTATTTATTTTTGGTGAAGGCTGCCACATCGTGGATAACTACGATATGACCGTCTCTATCTCTGTTCCAAGTGCGAGCATATCTGATTTTAAGAAATTCGCAATCAATCATTTAGATATATTGCCACGCCAAGCAGGTGTGCAATATCTTTTCAACTTAACATAAGAGGTCATATATGGCATTAGTAAATAAGCCAGATGAAAGCATTTTTGCATCATCTGCAAAACAAGGTGAGGTCGATAATTTCCCTGACTTATTGCGTGGTTGGGGGGTTACATTTGACCAAACTCAAGGTATCCCTCCTATGGAGTGGTTTAACTTCTTGTTTAAACGACTTGACGAAAAACATACTTATTTAATGCAACGAGGCTTGCCCGAATGGTCTGCTACACAAGACTATACAAAAGGCTCTTGTGTCCAGTTTGATGGCGTAAGCTACCGAGCATTAAAAAAGAGTAAAAATAACCGCCCGAATGAATCAGGTTCGCAATACTGGGTACGTTGGGGATTTGCCTTAAATGAAATTGCTCAAGCAACGTTACAACAGTATGGGCTTGTGCAACTAAGCTCAGCCATTAACAGTGGCAGTGAAACCCAAGCAGCAACCTCAAAAGCCGTCAAAATCGCCTATGATAAAGCAGTAGACGCCAAAACTACCGCAGAGAGCAAAGTAGGATTAAGGGGCAATGAATCGATTCAAGGTACCAAAAGTTTTGAATCTAAAATCATTGGGTTTCGTGGCATTGGGGTGGCTGATTCGCAAACTTATGCAAATGCTAATCACCTCTTAAATATGGGGGCAAATGATGGCGACGGCTGGATAGAGTATAAAAAAAGTAACCGAGTTATCGGCACCATTCGTATTCGGGCAAATGGGGAATTGTCATATAACAATCAAAAAATCTATCACGCTGGGGCAAAACCGCAATTTAATACGGATATTGAAGGCAAGCCTAATACACTTGCTGGCTATGGTATTGGAAATTTCAAAGTAGAACAAGGACAAGGCGATGCCAATGGCTATAAAACCGATGGCAATTATTACTTAGCAAGCGGTCAAAATCTACCCGAAAATGGGGAATGGCATATTGAAGTAGTTAGCGGTGGAGCAACGAATGCGGTGCGTCAAATTGCACGTAAAGCGAATGACAACAAAATCAAAACACGCTTTTTTAATGGCTCAAATTGGTCAGAATGGAAAGATGCAGGCGGCGACGGCGTGCCTATTGGTGCCGTAGTGTCATTTCCCCGTGCGGTAACTAATCCCGTTGGTTTTTTACGTGCTGATGGTTCAACGTTCAGCCAACAAACCTTCCCCGATTTATACCGCACTTTGGGCGACAGCAACCAACTTCCTGATTTAACCCGTAGCGATGTGGGGATGACGGCTTATTTTGCCGTGGATAACATTCCTAACGGCTGGATTGCCTTTGATTCAATCAGAACAACCGTTACACAGCAAAATTACCCAGAGTTATATCGTCACTTAGTCGGTAAATATGGTTCTCTTTCAAATGTACCACTTGCGGAAGACCGATTTATTAGAAATACAGGGAATGGGTTAAATATCGGTCAGACACAAAGTGACGAGATTAAAAAGCACGTTCACAGAGTGAGAACACACTGGGCTGATTCATCTGATAGTAGTATTTTTTATGACAAAACGAAAACTGTTATAGATTCACGATTACGCACTGCAACTACAACCGATGATAATCTCAGTGATAATGGATTTATGCATCCGCTTTTAGATAGCCCGATGGCTACGGGGGGAGCTGAAACAAGACCGCGAGCGATTGCTTTAAAACTTTGTATAAAAGCAAAAAACACATTTGATGACGTGCAATTCTGGGTTAAAGCATTCGGTGTTGTTGAAAATGCTGGGGCGCTTGATGCGGGTACACTTGCGCAAAATATGCAAGCGTTATCTACGAGGGTTGAACAAAAAATAAAAGAAAATAAACAATCTACTTTACAAGAAATAAACAATGCAAAAGCTGATATAAATCAGCAATTTTTACAGGCGCAAGAGAGTTTGTCTCAAATTGGCACATTAAAAACAGTCTGGCAAGGTAATGTAAGTTCTGGGCGAATTAATATATCAGAGAAGTGCTTCGGTAAAACCTTAATTTTATATCTTCAATCGTCCGAAAGTCACAGGCTTGATGATAATAACAATATTGAACCCGTCAGTTTTGAAGTGGGTGCAGAAATTGAAGGTAAAAGAGGCGGCGGAGTTTATTGGAGTAGTGTTCATGAAGTAATTCCACAACGCTATGGTTCTTATATAGGCCATGTAGAAGTCAAGACATTCGCTGTGACTGTTGATGGAAATGGTACAACAATAGAGATTGAAGAACTTGCTGGTCGTTTTGTAAAACGTATCGATATTCGATAAAGGAGTGATTAATGAAAGTCTATTTTTTAAAAGAAAATTTGAATAGTTATCAAATTTTCCCTATTCCGCAAAACTTAAATGATTTTGTGGAAATGGAAGTAGAAAACGAATCAGAGCTTGATAATAAACAGCTAGTTAAAAATGGCAATGGGTATATTCTTGTTAATAAAAAGCCAACAGAATTACACATATGGAACGGAAACAGCTGGGTTGTTGATAAAAAAAAGCAAACTGAAATTAAGCGTGAACTCATTAAAAGACTAGTTGATAGCATTGATGATACAGCAGCTAGTATTAGTGCGAAGTGGACTCGATTTGCCGAGGAATACAAAGAACGTGAATCTGCAGCTCTGGCATTTAAAGAAGCGAATTTTACTGGCGAAGTAAGCATCTATATATCAAGTTTTGCAACTGTCGCAGGACTTGATAATAAATCAGCAACATTGCTAATTTTAAAACAAGCTGAAGGATTACGAACACTGCAAGAACAACTCGCGGTGCAGCGTATGCGTAAGTATGAGCTCAAGCACGAAGAATTGAGTGAAGAAGAATTACAGCAAATTCATAATGACATTATCAGAAAAATGAAAGCATTAGCGGAGGTGCAACAATGATTGGGACTAAAATCTACTTAGCACTATATAAAGGAAAGAAGTCTGGTAAAAAACCGAAAGACTTATTAGCGCGTTTGAGCGATTGGCTTACAAGAAAATTAACAAAAGGCGCGTATTCACATTGTGAAATTGCAGTAATGAAAGAAACGTTTGTCAGCGGGCATCACTATGAAACAGAAGTGACGTACGAGTGTTATTCGTCTTCAATTCGTGACGGTGGCGTGCGTTGTAAAGAAATTGATGTTTCTGATAGCTTGAAGTGGGATTTAATCCCACTCAACGATGTTACTGAGGAACAAATCAAAGCCTATTTTGACCGCACTTTAGGTTGTAAATACGACTGGTGGGGTGCGCTAGGAATCGTACTTGGCATCAAACAAAAACGCTCAAAATATTTTTGTAGCGAATGGTGCTTTAATGCGATTTGCGGTAGCGAGAGCGGTTGGCGGTTTAGTCCGAATCAACTAGCGGCAATCTTTCAAAAATAGACAAACGGCGGGGGATTCCGCTGTTTTTATTTAATTAAAAAGAGATTCAACTTTTGATATATCGGCTTTATATGCTGATGTATATGTGCCTTTAACCTTTTTAGATTTGTAGGTCATTAAATATAATGGTATTATGAATGGTAATATATAATGATGTTGCTTTTGTAAATTTTGTTTTAAATCAAAATGTTATTTAATTAAGTCCGATCCAGCTAGTCGCACCATCTCTATTTTTCTCTATTCCCCAATTTTCAGATAGAAATAGATAAAATATAAGTAAAAACAATAGCTTATATAATTTAACACACTAAAACATACCTTCTTTTTTATATCAAAATCGCCTAAAAGGTAGTATTTTTATACCGATTGGGATCGATTTCGATCTGTTCTATACTCCATTGCACACATTTTTGCACACGTGTATTGCACACATTTTTATGGAATAAACAATGGCGACAATTATCAAGAATGGCAAGCGTTGGCGCGCACAAGTGCGCAAGTTTGGCGTGAGCAAATCAGCCACTTTTTTGACTCAAGCAGACGCAAAAAAATGGGCAGAAATGCTCGAAAAACAGCTCGAATCAGGAAAGTATAATGAAATCCCTGATATTACATTGGATGAACTGATTGATAAGTATCTAAAAGAAGTCACTGTAACCAAGCACGGGAAACGTGAAGAGCGCATAAGGCTACTGCGTCTTTCTCGAACTCCGCTTGCCGCAATATCTTTACAAGAAATAGGAAAAGCACACTTTCGTGAGTGGTAAAATCAACGATTAAAAGAAGTCTCTCCAGCAACAGTTTTGCGTGAACGTAGTTCGCTTTCTGCTCTAATGGCCAAAACGATTGAATGGGATTTTATAACAGACCCCCCCCTAAAATATCTTGAGAAACCACAAGCGCTAGCACCAAGAACTCGTCGATATAATGAACATGAAATTGAGCGTCTGATTTTTGTGTCAGGTTATGATGTCGAACATATTGAACCGCCAAAAAACTTACAAAATTGCACGGGGGCGGCATTTCTTTTTGCTATAGAGACAGCAATGAGAGCAGGGGAAATAGCAAGTTTAACTTGGAATAATATTAATTTTGAAAAGCACACCGCCTTTTTGCCAATTACTAAAAATGGACATTCACGCACGGTGCCTCTTTCGGTAAAAGCAATAGAGATTTTACAACATCTTACTTCGGTAAAAACAGAAAGTGATCCGCGAGTATTCCAAATGGAAGCACGCCAACTGGATCACAACTTCCGCAAGCTCAAAAAGATGGCAGGGCTTGAAAACGCCAATTTACATTTTCACGACACCTGCCGTGAAGCATTAACCCGATTGGCAGAAAAAGTGGATGTAATGGTATTAGCCAAAATATCGGGCCATAGAGATCTCAGTATTCTGCAAAATACTTATTACGCACCTGATATGGCAGAAATTGCTCAACGGCTATAAAACAAAGGCGGGGTTATCTGATCAATCCCCGCCTTTTTCAAATTCTCGCTTTTCGTTTTTTATGTTTCAAACAGAATGAATTTTGCTACGCCACTGCATAGCTCGCCAAATTCTTCCATTAATTTAATGAATTGTTTTTGTGGTGTAGAACCCTCAATCAAATTGCGATCTTCCGCCCATTGTTCAATGTTTTTGATAAGCTGTTGTAAGTCTGCCATTTTAATTTCCTCTTAAAGCATCGGGTAATAATCCATTTTTACAAATGGTTGATTGGTGCGAGAAATCTATTGCTCGGTTGATTTTAGGGCAAACCTTAACATCGGGGGCGGATGGTAAAAGCTCCACCAATGCGTTAGGCAATGTGCATAATGAAGTGCGTCGTGATTTGATGATTAGCGATGCGAAACAGATTACGCAAACCATCACTCAACAAATCATTTTGCCGTATTTGCAAATTAATGTTGATCCGAATATTGCGCCACATCGTATCCCTTATTTTGAGTTTGACACAAAAGAATATGAAGACTTATCGGTATTTGCAGATGCCATCCCTAAACTTACGGGCATTGGCGTGCAGATTTCGGAAAGTTGGGTGCGGGATAAATTAGGGATTCCTGAACCGCAGGAAGGTTAGGCGAAAGAGATTTGAAACGCCGTGGGATTGATAAGCCTGATGATAGTTCTGAATTTTTGGTGGAAGTAGAACGCCCTGCGGATAAGCAAGGTAATCGTGAAAAGACGGTAGGGTTTAAATTGCCTGATGGCACGATACGTGTGACGGATAAAGGCTTTGATTACAATGTAGGGCGATTAAACTACAAGCCTAATTTGGATCTTTATCCTGAAAAACTGGCGCATGCGTTTGCGAAGGTTGAGATGAAAAGTGGGGAGTTTAAGCACGATTTTGAATTGTTGGCAAAGCGTATGGCGGAGATGAAACAAACGCTCAGCCTAGATGGAAAAAAACTCACTGCTGAGCAGATGTTACAGGTGCGAGATAGTCTTACCAAAAATTTTAAATTTGCGGCAGGTGTCTTGAGTGCGGAAAGTAAGGATTTATTGAAAAGCAAAACTGGCACAGTGTGGCTTTCTGATGATACTTTAATTAAACAGTTTAATAGCCGTGATGGGCAAGATTTTGGGATTGATGAGTATGAGGCGTTGCCAGATATCATCAATGCTCCCGAGCATTTACTACAAGTGAAAGATTTTGCAGATCGTTACACCTTTATTCGACAAGGGAAAATGCTTGTAGTGAAAATATTACCAAAAGAAATCTTTGTGCTGTCGTTTAGACGAATAAAAGACAAGGAGCTTAAAAAGCTATTAGAAAAGGATTACGCACTTAGGTAGGGCTCCCCACACCTACACACAGTCCCGAGTCTATTTCACCTCTTCGCTTGCGATCTGGGAGATTCATCGCTTTTCTAAGTGCGTACTAAAATATACCCCCTTAAATTTTAAAAATCAACGATTACTTCCTCAAATTTTTATGCGAGTAAAAGGGCGATCGATTCGTTTGATTGGGTTACATGTCAATTTACCTGAAGAAAATAAACAAGAACAAATGAGCCTCTGGTGATATAATCTCGCGGTTTTTTAGGAGTCGATACCATGGAACATAAATTAGAAGATATTATTGCAATTTTTAATCAATGTTTTGAAGAGGAATACAACACTCGCTTAGTCAAAGGCGGTGATGAGCCCATTTATTTACCCGCAAATGATGAAGTGCCTTATAACGCGATTTATTTTGCGCGAGGCTTTTACAGCAGTGCATTGCATGAAATTGCCCATTGGTTAGTGGCAGGCAAAGAACGCCGTAAACTAGAAGATTTTGGTTATTGGTATGAGCCAGATGGACGTTCAGAAGAACGCCAGCGTGATTTTGAAAAAGTTGAAGTTAAACCGCAAGCATTAGAGTGGATTTTGGCGACAGCGGCAGGTTTTCGTTATTTTGCCAGTGCGGATAATTTGAATGGCAATCCGGGCGATACACAGCCTTTTAAACAAGCCGTGTATGAACAAGTGAAAATCTATGCGGAAAAAGGTTTACCAAAACGAGCGGAAATGTTACGCAAGGCGTTAGTGGCATTTTATGGCACAGAAGATGAAATTGATCTGGCGAAGTTTGATGTCGTGCGTATTTAATAGCAGAAAGTGAGCAAAATTGCTCACTTTTTTCAGTCTTAAGCCCCCAATTCCCTCCTAATTAAATAGTTCAATTTTTAATCATTTCACACCCAGTATACTGGGTGTTGTACTCTCTTTACAGAGAGTACAACAAAACATAATGCTAAACAAAAAATGTTTGGTTGTTTCAATTGTTGATTAATAAATGGACGATTTCTATGCGATTCACAAAAACACTTTTTACCACCGCACTTTTCGGTGCTTCTGTATTTTCTTTTCAATCCACCGCTTGGGCGGATACGCTGGAACAGCAATTCCAACAAGGTTCTGAAGCCACTACGAGAGGCGATTATCAAACCACCTTTAAATTTTTGTTACCTCTGGCGGAGCAGGGAAATGCACTGGCTCAAATGATGTTGGGCGTGATGTATGCTAAGGGGCAAGGCGTCAAACAAGATGATGTTGAAGCGGTGAAATGGTATCGCAAAGCGGCGGAGCAGGGATATGCAGATGCTCAAGCTATGTTGGGATTCTCATATCTTTTAGGACAAAGCGGTGTTCAAGTAAATAAATCTTTAGCCAAAGAATGGTTTGGTAAGGCTTGTGATAATGGTGATCAAAATGGTTGCGAATATTATGGCAAGTTAAATAGAGGGGAGCTCTAATGCCAACTTTACAATGCGAATTTTGGAATGTAGGGCAAGGGTTATTTTCAAGTGGGCGTATTCAAATGGGAGACGCCCCAGCCTTTCATTGGGTTTATGGTTTGCAAGTTCCTCATCATGGTTCAAAGCCAATTTTAGTGAATAAAAATAAAAGATTATCCATTCATTCAATTTAATAGGAAAACAAATGAAACTCACAAAAACACTTTTAACCACCGCACTTTTCGGTGCTTCTATCTTTTCTTTTCAATCCACCGCTTGGGCGGATACGCCGGAACAGCAATTCCAACAAGGTTTAACCGCTTATGAGCAAAGCGACTATCAAACCGCCTTTAAACTTTGGTTACCTATGGCAGAGCAGGGATATGCACAGGCTCAAGGTGGTTTGGGCATGATGTATGAAAGAGGACTTGGAGTAAAACAAGATGATTTCAAAGCAGTGAACTGGTATCGCAAAGCGGCGGAGCAGGGGGATGCAGATGCTCAATTAAATTTGGGTGCGATGTATGCAATCGGACATGGCGTAAAACAAGATGGTGTTGAAGCGGTGAAGTGGTTTCGCAAAGCGGCAGAGCAGGGAAATGCAAAGGCTCAAAATGGTTTGGGCATGATGTATAGAGGAAGACTTGGCATAAAACAAGATTATTTCAAAGCGGTGAAATGGTATCGCAAAGCGGCGGAGCAGGGATATGGAGGTGCTCAAGTTATGTTGGGATTCTCATATCTTTCGGGAAAAGGTGTTCAAGTAAATAAATCTTTAGCCAAAGAATGGTTTGGTAAGGCTTGTGATAATGGTGAACAAGTGGGTTGTGAATATTATAGCAAGCTAAATAGAGGGGAACGCTAATGCCAACTTTACAATGCGAATTTTGGAATGTAGGGCAAGGGTTATTTTCAAGTGGGCGTATTCAAATGGGAGACGCCCAAGCCTTTCATTGGGTTTATGGTTTGCAAGTTCCTCATCATGGTTCAAAGCCAATTTTAGTGAATAAAAATAAAAGATTATCCATTCATTCAATTTAA